GCTTCGTCTAGATATTGAAAAGCGTCCCCCGTAACTTTAACAATAGGATTGTCATACCCAGAAGTATCAATTTCTAAAGAAAAAGCGCTACTAATTGCAGTTCCTGCAGTATTATATTCTATAACAGGGGAGCCTACTTTTTGTACCTCTACTTGATACTGTTTACTTCCTACAGGATCGGTTGTTAAAAAATTAACAGTACTAAAAGAATTAGTTAATGAGGATCTTCTAATGCTTGCAATAACTGTGTCTTCTTCAAGAAGGAAATTCAAAGAAGACTTATATATCGTCCTATCCGTAAAGCTAATATCACTTGTAGCATCAATAACAGCAAAAGTATCAGTTACTACTGCAATTACTGTCCCTATTACATAAGACCCGTCTGTATTACTAACTCGAATCTTGTTACGCACAGCTAAATCTGTAAGAAAAGTGGTATTAGTCCCCCTAATAATTGAAGATCGTGAAGCTATACTAACTGTACCTGTGAGAGGGCCGGCAAAGTTATCTTCTGGAACACCCGCAGTGTCTATTACGTCATACCAATATGAACTTCCTAAAGAGTTATAGTACCCTATTAGTTTAAGAGACGCATTTCTTTCTGTGTCATTTTCTGCATCAGGGTCTACTAACCCGGCACTCTTGGCTAATACATAATAAGTTACATTATCTTCAATACCTGTAGAAGTTAAGTCAAGACTTGCTGTATTTGGTATTACCAGCGGCACTTCAGGAGCTGCATTAGGATTGATAATTACATCCGTACTTGAGTCAAACTTAAAAGCAGCTCCATCTGCGGTCGCAAATGTTGTTTGTGTGGCTAGTCCTCCTATTCCAATACCTTCTTGAAGCCTAGATATCTGTAAACTAAATGGATCATCGACCTCGAAAGTCAAAAGAGATAAGGGAGACGAAGTACCCAAACTACTAATAGTTTGCACTCCTAGTCTATATACTCCTTCATCTATTCCTGAGAATGGATATGCCGATATACTTTTATCTACAAAAATAGGATTAGGCATTCCAGGAACAGTATGACTAATCTTATAACCAGATAAGTACTTATATTCTTCTCCATCTAAACCAAGAGGAGGAAGCCATGCTAATACAAACTCATCTTTACGAGTATTAGGATCAGATAACTGAGACACATATACAGCGTTAGGAGTAGGCACTTTTAGCGCTGCTTGTTCCATAGGAGGGTCAAACACATTTTCTTTATAAACACTATAGTTGTTTTCGACACTATCAAATTTTTCATTAAAATGTTCAAGAGCAGTAATTGAGTATTTATTTGAGGCTTCCTGTACAATTCCTAAAATTTTATACAGTTTTGGAGAATCTACAGAGTAAGAGCCTTCTCCATTCTGCCTACTTAAAGCCCAAACACTTGAAGGTATCAAAGGTACCGTAAATTCCGAGTCCAAAACCATAACAGTATACTCTCCGGGTATACCCCCAGTAGTTGCTTCATAATCAATAGCTCTTTCTTCTACAAAAGTGTGAGGAGACCATGTAATATCTATAATATCGCCAGAGTCATCTTCTATATTAATAGCAGTCTCTTCTCCTCCGTAGTATTTTAAAGGTATTAATTCTCCTCGTGTATAGTCAATGCCATCTAGAGTTGCCTCTTTTTGAGCTAAAAAAGCCCCTCCTGTACTGATTAACCCAAATAAAGCATAATTTATATCTTCTTCAAATAATATAGGTCTATCTAGTTCAACAGCAATTCTGGAAGACGACTTTACTCGACCACTACTAGAGACTTGATTTCTTGCCTGATCCTGTACTTGAACTATATCTCCAGGCCTTAAAAAAGCTGCATTAATCGAGGTTTGAAATGAGCAAATTTCAGTTTGATACTGAGCAGTATATAGTTTATATCGTCCGTATCTTTGTGCCTGCCCCTCAGAAGTTGCTCCAAACGCACTAGAATAAGAAGAAAGTAGCTTATTAGTCTCAACAATTTCAGCCCTATTTTCTACAATTAAGGGCTCAATTATATAATCTTTTTCAGGGTTATTCCAGCCTACTACTATCTGATTAGGCCTAGCTTTAGTACCACTACTAGTATAACTGAAGGATCCCTCTATAACATTACCTGCCGTGAATGTATATATAGGATCACTAGCTTGATCTGCAACCGCAGTAACTTTACCATCTATCCAATAAACTAACCCTACGAAAACAGAAGCTATATCCTTTAGAACTTTATACGCATCTGCTGCTTTTGTAAGATATATATTTGTTTGATATCTAGGCTCTGTACCTCCTTTACCATCTGGAACTAAGCTATCGCAGTACTTACCAATCCTATATAAAGCATATTTATCAATATCGATATCTTTTATCCAATCTCCAAGACCGTATCTATTATTAGTTACAATATCATAAAATACCCACGCAGGATTATTTGTATAAACCAATTCTGGGCGAAAAGAACCGTCCCATAACCCCGAGTACTCCGCAGATATACTACCAGTTTCTTCTCTAGTTCTATAGTTGGATGGTACTTTTACCTTCATGCCTCTTAATTCATAAGTACGTATAGGAGGGCTTGAAAACTCAGAGCTATCAAATTGTATATTAGCATAAGCAGTATACGGGTAGCTTAAAGGTTCTTTGATAACCGAATTTATAGAACTAATCGCAGAGGAAGCTACCATAGTAGATTTTTTATGATTTCTATCAGATCCGTCAGGTCTTACAGACTGACCCTCCTGTCGAGTTACTCTCTCAATAATAAGTTCAAAATCACTAAAAGGTTTAAAAGGCTCCAGCCAAATTCTTTCTTCCTGTAGAAATTGCCCTTTTATTTTTGCTTTATGTCCTAGTCTGTTATTAGTGGGGCCATATATATTGACTTCCGTCTCTTCTGCACCTCTAAAAATTTTTAATTTTACATTATAGAAAGCCCCAGTTTCATGCATTTTACCGTCTTCATTGCCTTGAGTATATAATCCGCTATAATTAAAAACAAATCTTATCTCATCTACTTGAGACGCCTGTTCATAGGTTAATCCAAACCCTGTGGGAGAAGTACCCTTATAGCGTACTGGACGCACTTGTCCAATAGTTAACCCAGAAGTATCTCCTCCTTCTGCTACAAGATCTTTATATTCTTTACTTTTTGTATCCCAATATTCTAGAGGGTTTATTGTAAAACTAGGTCCTGCGGCAAAACTTACCCCCGTAGTATTTCCAAAATTAACAACAGGCTTTTGTTCTAATGTTCCTATCCTAAACTCTGTTGAAACGCTTTTATACTTAGATCCAGCTATAACCCCATTTTGACCATTGGCATTTATAGGTATAGCTCCAGCAATTCCTAGGTCAGAATAGTTACCTGTAGGGGGAAGCCAAGGAAATGCTAAAGTAAAGATGCTAGGATCGGCTGTTTCGGAGGCAATAACAAACCAATCTAATTCCAAATTAATACTATCTGCATTCTCTTCTACAAAGCTTAAAGCTTGGGGCGAGTTTGTACCGTAAACTCTAAATTTAGCAGAAGAAGTTGTTAGAATATCTAGTCTTCCTTGTATAGATTCTCCACCTGCTGCTAGTCTAGATTTATATGTATTTCTAAAACCCGGAGTTCCGGTAAGTGCACTATAGTCCATCCAAGAACTATCAAAAGAATTATCTGCGCTAGTAAGAGGAACCTCCACAAAAGTAAGAGAGCCCTCCTTTATAACGTAGGGAGTTCCTATAGTAACTGAGTTCCTATAGACGTTAAATATATTAATAAAAATGGCTGTGCGAGCAAAAGTATCTATACTACTGGTAGGATCATCCAAATACGGATCAATAATAATTTGATCGCTTCCTTGTATAGCTTCTAGAATTTTAGTGGATGCTTTATAAGTACCTACTACCCCCTCTACTATAGGATCTTTATTCAGTTTTATTGAAGCATTACCATTTACAAGCCCTTCAATAGGCCCTTCTGATAATAGATCCGTAATATTAACTATTTGACTTCTATCTTTCTGAAAGGTAGTAGCAATAGTGCCCGAATTTTTATCTGCTATTTTTTGGTCTCTTGAACTCATATTATTGTCCTACTATCTCTATGCTACCGTCGGCATTAATTATGGAAGTACTAAAATCTCTGCTTGTACTCTGACTTGCAGAACTATTAGTTACCGAAAAACTTATTGGCCTGCCTGGTATTTCTAATTGGCCATACAGAATTGGTACTGGGTCTCCTTCTACTATATTCTGCTCTGATCCACTAAATAGGTAAGCTGCTGGAGCCGACTTATCTGTGGCTGGGTCAGGGGCAAGTAAATCAGAGATTGCACTAACAGCTAAATTAATAGCAAGACTCATAGCTAGGGCACCAACTGTAGTGCCTAAAAACGCAATTGGGCCCAGAGGGCTAAATGCTAGTATTACTAGTAGAATTGCTCCAAAGATTTTTTTAAAATATTTTGCGCCTGCAGGTACTGCTGTTATATATAAATCCTCTCCTTCAAGAGGATTTGTTAGCTCTTGGTTCTCTTCTAATATTTTGTTTCCATCTATAATTTCAAAACCTACACCCTTTTCATGGCAGTCTATAAAGTATTTTCTTATGCTTGGAAAATTTGCTTCTAAAAGCTTTACTACCTCTTGTACTGAAGAAGACTCAGACACAATACTATCTACGTATAAGTCCTTTAGCTCCCCTTGTAAATGTATTCTACGTTTCATGTCTATATGCTCCTGTTATAAATTGAACCCAAAAAGGGTATAAGCTTTCCTTAGTAGATAATCGATCTGCTGCATGATGAAAAAACATATCACTTCCCAAGTAAATTCCACAATGGTTATTAACGTGACTTCTTACATTAAATACTAGTAGGTCATTTTTTTCTATATTTGCTATTTCTATCTTTTTTGTAAACCCATATTTTTTTAAATAACTAGCATTAAAGTAATCTATAGCTCTATCTTCATCTTCCCACCAATTCTTCTCAAAAGGTATTCTCGGAGGAATTTGTATATTTACAGAATTTAAATAGTCTCTAACGGCTTCAAAGCAGTCTGTTATTCCGTGCTCATATTCTCTGCCAAATAGAGCATTCTCGTAATATCTCGGTTGTACTATCGTTAAATCCATTGCAGGGTACCCAAATATGTAGTATGGAGTAGCTAGTGCATTACAAGCTCTTATATCTGTATCTGAAGGAGTAGAGTCAGTATCTGGGTGACTATGAACTATACCTACAATACTATATTTAATAGCATACTTCATATATTGAACAGAGTCTATCTGAAACTGTTCGTCACTATGGGCATGATTAGTACAAGGTAGCCAGTGCAGTACCCCCGCTCTAACTCCTAGTAACCCACAACCCTCTCTAGGATACTCGTCCCTAAAATGTTCTTCTATCTCTGTTAAATAATTAGCTAAATTTTGCACTGCCTGGGTACGCTCCAAATGGTAATTCTTTTGTAGTATCTTTTCGTGCTGATACTATTCCGGTTGTTGATATAACAGCTTGAAACCTACTTTTACAAGAGTCTAGAGTTTTACCACAATAATCTACTCTTTCCCAATATCTACTTTTATTTACTGGTACTTTATCCTCAATGGCTTCGTGACCAAGAATGCATCTCCATATAGCGCCGTTATGCCTTACATAGTCGTTGTTTAAGGTGTACGTGCTATCTACTTGATATGTTTCTCCGAGTTCCCAATCTTCCCACACTCGTATAATTTTCCAAAATTCAGTACTGTCTCCTGGTACATAAGTATTTGCTCCAGTTTCGGATCTATAATATATGCCATCTTTTTGAACGACTTGATCCACTCCGTAATTACCGGAACTACTAAACCCACTAGCTACTCTTGTTACATATGATTTTGATACTAGAGGCTCATCATAAATATTAAAGTATATTTCAACTGCACCTGCCTCACCCACAGTCTTATTATCTATTCTCCAAGTACACCCACCCTTCTTAGCTCTTGATTGGCCTTGGTATACCCAAGGACAAAACTTTCCTATAACTACTCTTGCAGGTATCTGAATATTTTCTAAGTCATAAGGAGTTGCTAGCTCAAATTTTATATATTTATTATTCTCTTCCGCTATCCTATCTATATAGTAGCTCTGTCTAGGTAATTCTACATTACTTGTACCTGGCTGTCCTATTAAATACTTTTCTAGTGTTTGCCTCTTAACTAATTTTAACCCTACTAAATCTTTAAATTTTAAGTATCTGCCCGTTTCTTGCTCAATACCATTTGTGAAGACGTGCTCAACATTAGCAATAGTTAACACTGGCCTGTTTGAGGCTCCATCGCTGGTAACACTTAGTCCATCCATTTCTACAGGAATTGCACTATAAGTATTAACTATTCTAGGGTTACTTTCATTATAAAACTGAAGTTCCAGCAGAGAGTAGTCTACTCCTGGATGAAAACAGAAAGGGTCCTCAGGATCATTAGGGTCTAAGTAGAGCTCATACAAATCAACTATACCTGTATTGATTTCTGTACTTTGAGCGTCTGTTGCTATTATATTTGACATACTATTCCTTTTATTTTAATCTAAAGCAGTAGAACCGGGGACGTTATCAAACTGACCACCCCCTCCGGAACTTGTAGTTGTAACTTTAGGTGGAGCAATACTAATCGTTCCAATAATACTTAGTTTATTTTCAACCCATATTGCAGGATTAAACAATATAGTATCACTAAATTTTATACTACGGCTTGTAGTCCCTGAATAGGGTTCTAAGGGCCATGTGTACTCTACCTGATTATTTGTATTAGTTATATTGAATGTATAGCGAGTTGGTTTAGCTATTAAAGAAGCGGAAGCAGCAGATTTAGATCTAGATATATCCGTAATTACTTCGGGGCTTTTACTTATTTGCCTAAATGCATTGCCGCCACTAGATATTAAGCTAGTAAGGTCTAAAGAACTAGATCCCTCTGAGTCCCATTTAATAGTTTTAGTGGAAAGTGTTTCATATATTGGAAAACCTTCAATAGTGTCAGTCTGCTGCATTAGATTACATATAGCATGTCCATTTGTCCAAAACCACAGCTTTAAAAATAAACTTCCATAATTAGGGTCCGCTGGCAAAATATATGCTAAATTTAAATTTACTAATTTTCTAGCACTAGGGGCTGAAGTTCCAGACATAGAGGTAGTTATTGATTTTTGAGGAGTTATTAAATCGGACGTATGGTATAATTTAATAGTACCACCTAAATTGTCTATGGCAAGGCCAGGTGCGCTAAAACTATATACAAATTTTCTGTTAAAATTTAAAGGATACTGAGTACCCGCTGCTACACTATTGGGGGATTGATTGTAAGTAGTAGGTACATTAGTAGTATTATTAAATTCTATTAACCAATCTTTATCAGCGCCGCCAAGAGTTCGTGCAATGGCAGTACTTCCTACCATTTTACCATTCTCATACCGGTGTACATCCACAGTTTTTCCTACTTCATTCGGAGGATTTCTAATGAACACTTGAAACCCTAAATTGATTTCTTCATTTAGAATAGTGGTTCCAAAAGAGTTTACTTCACTAACAGGTAAAAAAGTACCAGTAACAGAGGGCACTGCAGGAGTTTTAGTAATAATAAAGGACTTAACCTTAAAAGCATCTGCTGGATTCAGCGGATCCCATATTTTTACAGATATAGATTGATCTTCACTAGGGGCATTTAAAATACTTAAATTATATGGGTTTGTACTGTTATTAAAATAAAAAACTCGCTCGTTTCTTTCACTTCCTACTACTATGGTAGCGGGTGAATCGTAAGTAGGGCACCCACCTCCAAATATAGTAGTAAGTATAGAGTCATCCCCGATAGCCTTTAGACCTAGTCTTAATGAAGTGCCTTCAGGTATATCTTTGTACGTCAGATCTAAAGCTGCATTAATCGGAAGCGCCTGTCTGAAAGGGTAGACTACTTCTCCGTCCTTAAAGCTAGAAACATATCCATTAGTAGAGGTACCCGGAATTGTAGTAATAGGGTTGTAATTAGTAAATACGAAATCAACATAGTAAAGCTTTTCGGGAGCAGGGGCAGGTAGATTTACTTCAGGTAGAGGTGTAATTGTTATAACTTGAGAAGCAACAATAACGCCAGATAGAGTAACATTTAAAGTAAAGGTTTGGTCCGTCGAATCCACATCGTCCCGTAGAGTGGGCCCTGTAATTACTGCATTACCGCTCTCATTAGTTATAAAAGTTCCTGATATAGCAGCAATATTATAATCATTTAAAGTAGCACTTCCCGCGACAAGAGACCAGTTAAAGTCAGTATCAACTTGATTAGAAATAAAATCTAATACTACGGTTTCGCCTTCATATAAGCTGTTTGAAGTACCCTCTATTATATTTCTAAGTGAAAGAGCGTAAGTAGGGACAGGAACTGAGGCTCCTTCTAACTGTGCTGTTATTACTCCCGTATCAATATTCAAAACATCTGCCTTTTCTCTGATATTTAAATTAAAGGCTTCGGAATTTGGTCCAACATTATCTGCTAAGCTTGCTGTAAACGTAACAGTAATATCTTGGTTAAAGTCAACATATTGGCTAATAGCTGTTACAGGATCAGAAACTACAGTTATAGAAGGATCATCAATAGTCGACTCAAAATAAACCTCAAATTCACTACTGTTTAGCCCCAAATTATTATTAATCCAAGTTCCTTCCTGATTATAGATGAAGTCACCTACTAAACTATCACTAAGCCCATAAGTTCCATCAGATTTTAAGTGAAATACTACAGATTGATTGGTTGGAGATTGCGTTGAAAAAGTTAATGTAGGCGCGGTAAGCTCAAGAGCAAATATATCAATATCAATACTTGCACTTGGAAAATCTGTAAGTGTAAAAGTTAATACTGCTGGAAGTGCTACAATCAAGGGATCATCAATAGTTATAGTAATAGAGCCTTGGTTGCCTACTATTACAAAATCTGTGTAATCTCCTTCTACCGTGTATTCAGTAACTCCTGAAATATCAAATGCTACATAAGACCCATCAGGAACATTCAAGGATAGTAATGTAAAAGTAATAGTTTCTCCCGCCACAGCCTCAGCTTTATTGGATAATAGAGTATACTGTCCTTGAGAAAATTCTGTCAGGTCTTGATATATTTCGTCATCATTAAATTGTGTAGTTACTATTTTTTGAAATGTACATGCCAAACTTGCAACCTTTTTATTTACATAGGTAACATTATACTTTTCGCATACTACAGGAACACCTCTAGCTCCTTCAGTATTACTAGTATCTTTTACATAAAGAAGAAAAGATTCCACCCCATTTTTAGAGTCAAAAAAGTCTATTAAATCTGAAATTTCAGCATAGCTTCTATTTGAAAAAGTAGCAGTATAGATCTCTTCTATAATATTTATGCCATCAGGAACTCGTTCTTCATAGGTGCCCCCATAGCTAACACTACGTACGCGCTGCTTGACAGCAGCTCTAATGCCTCTGTCATATCGCACATATCTGGTAGTACCCTGTGCTTCTCCTATATTTATACCAAGTTCTTGGGCCATCTTATCCTAATCCTACATATGAGTCTGTGATATAACCTTCACCTACATAAGGTTGTACATCTATAAATAATGGTAATTCATCTACTTGTATTAATTGTGCCGTTAAAGTCCCTATTGTATTTGTAGTCCACTCTATTGAATAGTCCTTACATATACATGATATGACTTTTTCACTTGTTTCAGAGATTGGAACCCTATAAGGGAAAGGATCAATCCCTTTATATCTCCTAAAAAATCTAAAAAGAGTATTAATCTCTGTAGCAGGTCTATTTTCAAACTTTAAATTGAGTATTTCAGATCTATTATTTATACCTTGCTTAAACTTTTGTGTATAGCCGTCCCCAAAATCAGCATTAAACACACTAAATCCAGCAGCTCTAGTGTACCCTCGATCTGGGCAAATATATTTAGGGCTAGTAACAGTTTGAACATTAATACCTATAGGCATTAGTTATCTCTCTTCTGGGCAGTATTCCATAATTGAAAAAGAGTTTCTAGCTTCTTATCTTGTTCAGATACCTGACCCTCTAACTTACCTAATTTTATTTCTAAGTTATTGATTTGCCTGACAATATCAGTAACTTTTTTCAGTTCTTCTGCTTGCATTTTAATTTGTGCATTTTGCATTAAATCGTCGGGTAGAGCGCCTCGAAGCCCTAAGGGCCACTCTCTTACAAAACTTTCATTTGCTTCTATAGTTTTCATTTGCATTTTAATATCATGCTCAATACTAGTAATTCTAGTCTCTAAGGTAAGATAGGCGGCAGTAACCATAACTAAACTTGCACCTAACCCGATAAGATTTCGTACAGGTATCTCTAGAGTAGTATTTTCATTTATCTCAGTCATTGCTTCTTTTATTCCAAAGTTCAAAAAGTACTTTAACTTTTTCCTTAATTTGCTCAATATCAGCATGCATTTTTGCTAGCACAATAACTAAGGTTATAAACCCTACGGCTATGGGCCATCCCGTATTTACTACTTCTAAAGCTGTCACAAGGTTCTCCATGCACGTCGTGTGCTTATCCTATAAGGATTATTGTTTTACTCTTTTAAATTTAGCTTCGCAGCCTGCATGAAAATCACTGTCGTACGATATTGAGTACTGTTGACATACTACAGGTACTGCATAATAAGGGTCTTCTCTAACTACAAACGTAAATGATTTAACTCCTTCAGTTCTTTCAAAAAATTCTATTATACTTTCTATAATTTCGGGAGGTCTATTAATAAATTTTACCGAATATTCCTCTTGCCTAGTAAAGGCTCCTTGTTTAATTCTGCCCTCATATCCATCTCCAAATTCTGCTGTCAGAACTTGTGGGGTTATTATCTTTCTAACGTTTCTATCAGGACATACTATATCCTCAAAGCTTATATTAATATTAGGACTGGCTTCTTTTGTCATCGGAACAACAGGCACTGAAACACCTTCGTTATCAGTAGGCGTCAGTCTAGTAACAGATAAACTATTACTCTGCGAACTCGTAACTAAAAACGTGCCATCATTAGTATAGCCTGCCTCTAAAGAATCACTATTAAGAATAGTTACCACATTTCCAATTTTAAAAACACTTAAATCCGTTGTTTCTGCATCTATAGTCCCATTTAGTGTGTTTGATATTCTAGTAAAAGATATATCACTGACAACTTTTAGAAACCCAATATCAAATCCTACAGCCATTAGGCCACTCCATAAGGATTAAGTATCCCTCCAGAACGCTTCTGATTTTGTAGCTCTTCTTGTACTGCCTTCGCTATAGCATTACCAAGAGTTGCACTATCCTGACCACTAGCATTACTACTAGAAGACGATTGCCCTTTTGAGTCTCCGTCGCCCATATTTACATTAACAGTAACATTATTATTTTGATTAGATCCTGCTCTTGAATTTCCTAAGTCAACTGGGACACTTTTACCGTTTGGCATTGGAATAACAGCTTCACTATATCTTCCCTCCCCTATTAAAGCATACGTAGGTTTACTTACTATTCCTCCATTTGCCATTGGTACTGGACTTCCTCCAGTAAAGAGACTCATCCCTGCACTTATAACTGAACTAAGCGCACTACCTCCAGCAGAGCCAACCTGTGAGACTGCGCTGACTAAAATACTTATGAACTTTTGAAAAATACTACCAATTGATGAAACAAATTTAAATAACATGGAACCAAAACTCTTAACCGCCCCCACAATTTTGTTTACCATATTTGAAACAGTTGTTGCAAAATCATTCATCGCATCAGAGGAATTCTGCTCGAATTTTTCCCGTTTGGTGTACTTCTTGGTGTTGCGGACAATCGACCCCTCATCCTTTGGATTACCTCCATTACCTCCATTAGACTTTTCAAATAAAGACCTAAGCTTCTCTTCTGGGGTGCCCTCGCCGCCTCCGGGGACTTCATCTTTCTTACAAGCTTGGCATGCGGCTGATATAGCCTCTGCAAGAGTTATTCCACCGTTTCGAAATGAATTATCTAACCTATCTGCTACAGAAACTCCAGCATCCTCTATTTTTTTCTTTGCTACCTCTGCCCCTTTCTTATGTCCTTTGGCAATATCATCTGTAAGAGTCATTCCCTTGAAAATTTTAGAGCCAATTGTAGTTCTTGCTATTGCATCAATGATATTGTCTGTAATTGTTTCTGATACTTTCTTAGCAAGACTTTTAAGTATGCCGTCTATTAGCCCTAATAAAGAGTCTTTAAAACTAGACTCAGCTCCGATTATTAGATCATTTATTGCCTGTTGGAGTCCTGACTCAAAACCTTGAGCAATAGCCTGCCTATACTGTTCAAATGCCTCTTGCGTTTGTAATATAATTCCTAATTCTGCTTCTGATTCCTGTTTTTTAAGTCTGGCAATTTCAAGACTCTCGCGATCAGTATCCAAGCTATTTGTGTTGTTAGCCTTTATGGCTGTACTAAGTTCTCGAATCTCTGACTCGTAATTACGTATAGACATCTGAAGTTTTTCTTGTTGAAGTAATACATCAACTCTTCGTTGCTGTCCGTCAGTAAGTCCTGCCTGAATTTTTTTGCTTCGAGTAGAAAGAAGTATCTCTTCAACAGCTTGCCTATGAGATATCCTTTGTAGCTTATTATTCCTAGTTAATATAGCTCCCGTATTCTCTAATTGAAGATTCTTAGCCCTTATTATAGCTATTTCTGCTATGAGGATATCTACGCTCTCCTGCTCTTCCTCACTTAGCTGTCTTAGGAGTCCTTTTTCATCTACACGTATTTTGTTAAGTATTGCTTCTTTGTTAAGTATCTCATCAGTATTTTTTCTTCTTTGTTCTTCTATATTTGCAATACCTTGCTGAGCTTGGCTCATATCTTTAGTAAGGGTTAAAAATTCTTCTTGTGCTATTAACTGTTGAAGATTATAATCCACACCTAAAAGTCGAAGTCTATTCTGTTGTCTTATTTTATCTTCTTTAATATCTTCCAGTGCTAACTGTGCTTGAAGTTCTTTAGTCTCAGCTAAACGTATTGTGTAGGCTTCTCTTTGTGAGATAGTCAAGTCTTCAAATTTCTTATTTGCAAGAGCTAGAAGATCATTATTTTCGTCCTGTTTTTCAGTAATTTTATCTTGTAGGTTGGCCTTCTTAAAATTAATATCTAATATGCTTTTTTCAAAAGCGCTTGCATTTACAAGATTCTGGGTATAGGTAGTTTGCCGTTGCGCCGCCGCCACAGCAGCTGCGGACTCTCTTGTTACAATGTTCTCTATAATACCTTTCTGGCGCTCCAGCTCCGTTGTCTGTTTGACTAGCTCATCATATCCGGCTTTATTATCCCTCTCGATAGTCTCAAGTGCTTCCTGCGTTTCTTTAATTGTAGCTAGAAATGCGTCCGCTTCTGTAGTAGGAGCGAGCTTATTTTGTAAAGTTGTAAACTTATCGTTTGAATCATCTAATAGTTTTCGAGCTTGCCCAGCCGCTCTACCTACCTCTACGAATCTCACTCTAGCATTTTCCATAGCCTCAGCATCTGCTGGATTAAACGTGCCCTTTAGCAGCTGGTCCACAAACTGCATATACGTGTTACCAGCGGCAGAAGCTGTAATTATAGAATCAGTTTGCCCTGCCCAAGCCTCTTTCTGCATTTGAAGAAGTTTTAAATAATCTGCGAGCCCTTTATCTCCTGTACGCTCAACATACTCGTCTAAGCTTTCTCCTGCTCTTTTAGTAGCGTCGCTCTGATCATAATAAGCCTTGCCGAGAGTATATAGCTTTTTGGACAATAGACTTACTCCTACTACCCCAGGAATCAATGCAAGCGAGAAGTCTTTAAAGCCTACGCCTTTAGCTATTGTGGCCTGGATATCTTCTAGTTCTTTCTTTGCCTTTGGCAACTCCTCAGCGAATTTTGCAACAGAACTTGTAACAGCTGCTCCATAAGTTTCAAACTCGTTCTTACCTGTGGAGCCTATAAACTGTCCAAAGCTTTGATACGTATTAAGAAGGTCTCCTCCTTCTTCAGACAGTATCTTCTGTACTGCTGCAAAATCTTTATAATCCCCTACAAGACTAGCTAGTTTTTTTCGCTGGAGCTCTAGTTCACCACTTACTTTTTCTGTTGCTTCCTGAACTGTAAAGAAGCTCTTTGCTACTTCATAGAGTGTATATATTATTCCTACCCAGCCTAAAACAGAGAAAGCTTTGCTTACAAAAACTGCCGCCCAGGCCGCGGCAACTCTAATCCTCGTCATTGCAGCTTTCCACTGAACTTCGATGTATTTAAAAGTTAGCGACATTGTCTTACCCGTCTGTACCCATCTACCACTAACTTGTCCTGCGGCTACATTATTTGCAATTTTAATATCTTCAAGCATCAGGTGAAAGGCCATACGCTCTTCTTCGGTCATACGCTTAAATATTTGCTTATGCTTAGTTGCAGCAATTTGCATATCATTAACCATTTGATTGGTTATGTCTTTAGAATCTTTGCTTAAAGCCTTAAAGGGATTATTTTTCCCTCTTATGCTAATATTCTTTGAGCCTAGAGCTCCTCTTGCATCGCCTGCTGCAAGATTTTTATACTCTCCTGCCTCATCTCTATTTAATAGTTTAGCAGTTTTTGCCGCTTTTGAATACTGCTCAAGTTCCAGCTTTGCAGATCTAAAAGATTCTTTGGAGGCAGTTGCTAGATCTTTTGTCCTTTCAGTTAGATTTTGCAGACCAGGAATAGCAGCCTTTAAAGGGCCTGCTATCAATAAGGCAAGAGCGGCCCCTGCAAGTTTAGGACTTTTAATAAGTACGTCTGCAAAAGGCCCCGCTACGGCTGCAGCAAATCCCTTTACGGTAATTAAAATATCATCAAAAGCTTTTCCGAGTTTATTGAAGTTATTCGGAGCTACTTGTGTGATTTCTAATATTCTACCGAACTTATCCTCAGCCTGAGTTAACACTTCGTTTGTTACAGCTTGAGATCTTTGAAAACTATTCAACTCTCCACTAGTAATATTCATCTGCTTTTTATAGTTATCGAATGCAGTCTCAAGCCTAAGAATAATACCAAGTTCATCTAAGAGTTCTGGCTCGGCTTTAGTTACACCGCGAACTAAGCGGTTAAAAGAATCTGTGACGTCTCTTCCAAGAATAATAGAAGTAGACTTTGCTGCGGCACCTAAACGAGTTAATTGGTCTGCACTTAGTCCTGCAGCAACCCCTATTGCAGAGGCGCTTGAAGCATCCTGAAAGGAAATCTGAGCATCTGTAGCAGCAATGATATCGTTAGTAAGAGTTCTCATTGCTATACCAGTTGAAGCGGCATAGGCAGTTTGACCAGCCTGGAGAGTTTGTAGATTACCTGCATCTTTTAAAAATTGGAATGCAGCAGATATAGCAAATAATTGAGCAGCTAAAGTAGCATAGGCAGGCACAAGACCCCCCGAGATCCCCTGTGCCATTTTAGAAAAGTTTTTAGTGCTATTAGAAGAAGCTTGTGCTGCACCTTTTAGTCTACGATCAACCGTACCTACTTGCACACCCGCAGCTTGTGCAGCATCTGCAAGTTGTTTCTGACTAAGTGCTACTTTTTTAGTAGTACCTTTGTCGTCAATAACAACGTCAATATATATCTTATTTCGTTTAGCCATTATCCGGTTACATTATGGGCGAAATTCTTACCACCGCCTCCTGCCGCTTGACTTTTTCGTTCTTCGGCTTTTCGTTTTCTTTCAGCTTTTTCAGCTGTATACCGCACTTTTATATTTTCATATACCTTACAAAAGTATACTATCTCTTTACGCTCGTCTACTACATCGTAAGTGTCAAGCAAGAAATTAACCGAGGACCATTCTTTACCTAAATAAGATCCTGACATTCCGTCCCATCTATCAGATAATAGATTATATATATACAGAGCCGATTGTACCTCTACAGGAAATTCACTTATCTCTATAGGTAACTTATCTGGATCGGGTTCTTGCCCTAGCTGTTCACAAACAGCATAATATTTATCTATATCTATTACACTATCTGCTTCTCTCGTATATCTTTCAAGTAACGAGACTATTCTTGTTACTTGTTCTGAGTAAAATTTTCCAAATCACCCACTGTTTCAGTAACCCAAGTATCAAATGTTCCGGAATTCTTCATTAATAATTCTGCGTTTTCTTGAGTAAAGTCTAAGTCCGCGTTAGGATCTTGCTGACTGATATCTACTAGTAGTAATTCTTCTAAATATGAGTACTTAAATCCTTTCCAGTTTTTAATTACAGCTTTAACATACTCATGTAGAAACCTATCATCATCTAGGATTTCTTCTGGTTGTCGGGTTCTTTTATCGAATTTTGTAGTTAAACATTTTTTCCTAAGCTTTAATAGCTCTTCTCGGGCTAAATAGCATAAGTCTACTGTCATTCCTGGACACCCAGGAAATTCAATAGATACGGTCTTACTAGGGGTCATTAAACTAGCAAGAGAAATTGGCGCTTTAACATTATCTGTCATTAAATAGTTCCTTGTATAAGTAGAAAGTAAATTGATTTTTCTTATCACATAGTATAAAGTATACCAGGAGAAAAGTCAAGAAAAATTTTTGGAGGGTGAAGTAAATAAAGTATTAACTATTACTCCCCAAGGTATGTAATAGTAATTTCATCTGCTGAGTCTAAGCTACTAGGTAACGCATGGAACGTAGTTTCTACTGAAATAACATCCTCAATACTATGCGCGGGCACTTCTAAGTGACACCTAGGCATGCCTATAGTGCATGAAGGAGCTCCTGCCCCACCGATGCCAAAAGTAACACTCATTTGATTAGTAACCACAGTATCTGCTGCAAGAATGTCTTGGAACAGCTGAGCACTAGAATCTCCTTCTGCATCTAAGTAACAAGTAAAGCTACCAGAAATAGCTCTAGATCCTGTAATATGACCCAGAGGTTGATTAATAGAGCATAAAGTTTCCGGAGTTAAAAATGTTAAGTTATTTTCAATCGTTAAACTACCGCCTGTAAGAACTAAACTATAAGTTGTATTCCCGCCGCCTAGGTCACCGACTACAGCCAAACTAGTTAGTCGATTTCTAATGAAGTTTCCACTATTATCAATACCCGTAGTAATAAGATTATTAGAGCCTCCTCCAGTAACGTCTGGCCATCCGCCCGAGCCCTCTGCTACATCTGTTTTATCTTCTACTAGAGAACCGAAGCCTGCCCAGGTAATTTGAGCAATACCTTCAATATCAAAATCGATAGAGGCAGAGTTAGTAACGGCATTACTAATTTTATATACCGTTTGACCTGAAGCCTCCGAAAAAGAAGCAGATGCTGGATCAGTGCCGCATGCTCCAAGAACCATCCATAAAGTAAAAGTACCTAAAGTGGTTTTGTTAGAGCTCGTGAAGTCAAATACAGTAGTGTTTGCTGTAGCTTTAGAAACTCCCTCTGTAAAAGCACCCGTAGTATCAGTGTACGCTTGGTTGCCAGAAATCATGTTAGCCCAAAGAGCTTCTTCGATTGCTCCTAAACCGCCAGCGCCATCTGCTCCACCGTTAGGTCGAATATACGTAGTAAAGCTCCATTCTGCAGGGGCATAAGAGTCAGTAAACATTTGTCTAGCGCGTCTTGAGATACCCGCAGCATTGGCCGCCTCGTTTAGTGTAATTTCAGATGCGTTAGTTGCTTGAGAGAAAGAAAATCCATCAAGGATTGGTAACTCCCAAACGTCATTGCCCATCTGTAAGTATGCTTTAGTATTTCTACTAAATTGTAATACTGATGCCATAGTTGTAATCTCCTATGAAACTTGAAAAGGCTTGAACTTGAATATTTATTCGTGTCAGCATTTTCTAATAACGAACCTCAATGAGCAGTTCTCCAACTCCGTAAGGCTCTAATACTCCTTCATCAGTATCTATACTGATGACTGAGATTTGATGAGTATATTGTATAGACCCCAGTTTATCGAGGTATTCTAATCTAGAGTTAGTTTCTATAACTGTCTCTACGTCTTCGAGAAGTTTATCTAATGCAGATACAGCATCTTCTTCTCTAACATAGCATCGTACAATAACAGCTAAGTACCTATCTCTATATCCTCCACCTTGATACTCTCGTCGTTCAGATCCTGCATTTAAATGAATAGCGGGGAAGTCTTCAACTTCGTCCCAAAATTTCAATCTAGGACTAACATTATTATATACGTTAGTATAAAACTCTCCTGTACCATCTATAGTTTTAAGTGCAATCACTAATGCTTCTACAATAGACTGTCTTCTCGTTGCGTATTGGCGTGGGTATGCCATTATACCCTCCTAGTGTAAAATCTGCCTATGGCAAATTGTGCCGCAATCTCTCTAATTGAAAGATCAATAATCTTTCGCGGATCTCTATCGGGGTCCTGTTCAAAAACTTCGTAAGGATTTCTTCTGTAGCTATATCCTATACTGGGGAAGCCTTTTGCAGTTTGTGTAATATCTGTTACATTAACACTACTGGCGAATCTACCCGAAACGTAGTTTAGTCTAGGGGACCCCATATTATTTGCAACTACTTTTGGAAGTTGCTGATTTAAAATACCTAACATCTCCAAAGGACTACTAGAGACTCCTTTTGTTCTGCCAGCGACGGGAGCCTTCGCTTTAGACTTTTTAACTCTTTTAATTTTAGTTCTTCCGCCTGTCATTTGTTTAACGGAAGATTTTGCTTTAGTTCTCACCCTGCCTTTTATTTTCTTTTTAGGGTCAATCATAGCTAAACTCTGTTCTGTGAGTTCTTCGATAATACTAGGAGAACCTTTCAGATTTGCTATATTCTCAAAGCCTGGGCTAGACGTAAGATCAAAAGAAGCGTCTGTAACTACTTTTCTAAATAAATCCCCTACCATACCGGCTAGTCTACCTTTAAATTGGTTTATATCTTTTGGCTCAAACTCTAGCTCTAAAGTGCCTTTAATACCTGTTAGTAAATGTACGTCTTTAGTGTATTGTGATTTTACATTATACCCTGAGTTAATAGAGTTCTCTAATTTATCAAGTATAGTATCCCACGCATCCTCACCTTTTTCTGTTAAACTATCAATTTCTTTTGCTACAAAATATAGAGCTTTTACAGAGTCCCTTCTTGGGTCACCCTTATCCATAGCGCTTAATGTAGCAGATAAAGAAGCTCTAAGAACACTTATATTTTTATGCCCCAACTCCTGACCTTCCGCTATTTCAGGAAATAATTTTTTTAAAGTATATGCTTGTTGTTTAAAATTAGCTCTACCAAATTCTGAGTGAGACCTATTGTTAACAGAGGCTGCCGTTCTAAGGGCGCTTCTAGGTTGGAACGTTTGACCTTCAAATTTAAAAGTATTAGCACCCGCCTTATGCGCTTTATTAGCCGCAAGTGTAAATTCTTTAAATCTCTTTACATATTCTTCTTGTAATTCGAATTTTTGTCTTATTAGCTTATTTTGGTCAATAGCTCTTCGCCAGTATTTAGCTCTAATATAGCGACCCCCTATCATTTGGGCAACTAGCTGATTTAAAGTTTGCGTAGCCATTAAAAATTCTTATATAGGTCTAAGACTCTTTTTATATGATCTGGAAATGCTGGGTTGTTTGCATTCCCCCCAGAGCGAGCATTTTCAATACTAGCCCCTTGCAATGTTTGTCGTTGCTTATGTTCATCTTTCAAGTAGTATGTAACTAAATCTGCTACTGCTAATAGTAAATCAGCAGGAGTAGCTGCATATCCAGCACTATAAGTGACTAGTACGGATCCTGGACCTTGGGGCCAGTATTGGTACTTTGTAGGAATACGTATAACACTATCTGTTTTAGTATCTAAATAATATTCGTTAGAGTCTAAAATAGAGTAATTTTCTGTAGGACGCCTCCTTTCTTGAATTTCAACTATTGTGTTAACAGGACTTTCAGTAAGTTGAAGAAAAGTAGAATCCCATGTTAAAGAAAAGTCTTCTACTTTGTTCACTGTAAAATAGTCAAGAATAGAGTTACCACAGTAAGTTTTTACTAATTGACTCACAGAAGGAATGAAAATTTCCAGCTTTACATCTTCTTTCGTTGATGATATGCCTTCAATTTCTTTATATTTATCTATAGTAATTAAATCAGTCATAATATATAGTCAATTAGTAAAAACTTGGGGGGACAATAGTTGTCCCCCGAAGTAAAAAGTTAATTTTAGTTTTAAGATGCAGCGTTAAAAATTGCTTTAGTAACAGCAGCTTTACCACCAGTTGAGGCAAACAACTCATCAAAGCCCAAGTGTTGCGTAGCAACAAGCACTCGACGCTGTGCAGAGACTTCATAGTCTTGCTCAACAGTGATTCCACGAAGACGTGGAATAATGAAGTTAGAGGTGTTAACACAAAGTGCACCACCAAAAGTATCTTCAACATCAGCGCCCATGTTGTCAGAAAGTACAACAGGAGAACCATACACACGACCAACTTGACCAGTCAAACGCACAGCCAAATCAGAACCGACTTCATCAACAGTTTGGAAGTCAGGATCTTCTAAGAGGTCATAGTATTTATCTTGAGAAACAATATAAACTACATCTTGAGGGTTTAAGCCATAAACACCCATATTTCGACGGCACTTAACAAGCACATCAGCGCTGAAAGTAAGGTTAGCAGCAACTTGTGCACCCCAGCTCGCGCCAGGTGCAGCCATAGCTTTCAAACCAGCGATATTTGCGCCGTTACCGCCAATAATGGCACTATCAACAGAACGAGCATGTGAACGTGCGATACCAGCAGTCAACATAGGCATAATGTTAATCAGTACTTTCTCATCGATATAGTTATCGAGGAAAGAAGTAGAGATCAAACGATCTACTTGAACAACCTTTTGCTTTGCTTCGTAAGTATTGTTAGAGTTACCACGGTTAGCGATATCACTACCAGTACCATTGTCAGCAGCATCACGTGCATTGCCCCACTTAGCCAAATTAGTATCAGTCTGAAGCGGCAATACTGTAGATTGACTTTCGACCTGCATTTCTTTAAATAAAGCAGCAGTACGTAGCTCTAACATGATTTCCTTTTCGATTTGAGTAGAAACTACTACATCGATACCTGGCTCATTTTGTCCGCCCGTAGCTGTGTAAGTAACACCAGCTTTTTCAAGAACAGACTTACCATAGTCGGTGTTAAAGCCCTTGCCAGTGATAACACCAACAAGATGAGCTTGCATCAATTCTTTAGCATGGGGCTCAAGACCTTGCTTAGAAGAACGATCAGCAAAAACGCCTTTTGATTCACGCATTTTAGTGATTTCTTCTTCTTTTTCTAAGAGGTCTTTTTGAAACTTAGCAATAACTTCAGCTTGGTTAGCCTCTGAAGAAGCCATTTTTGCTTCAAAATCAGCCATCAATCGTTCAGCACCAGACTGTACACCGGAAGTAATAGCAGATTTAACTTGCTCTTCTTGTGCTGCTTTAGCATCTGCTTCTTGTGCTGCTTTTTCTGCAGCTTCTTGTGCTGCTTCTTGTTCAACAGCTTTAACCTCGGCTTGCTTCATTGCAATTTTAGCAGCGGTTTCTTCCGCTACCTTTTTAGCAAAAGCTTCCAAGTCAATTTCTGAGTTTTTAACGTCAGACATTTCTATCTCCTTTTGTGCGCTTTGCGCGGGTTCCGGTGTGTCACTAGCTACGCTAGAAGTATTAACTTCGTCTTTAGCCAGAGACTGACCGGCTAGATCCACACTATTTTTAAAAAAA